ACAAAGCAGTGTGCAAATGGTGACCAGTGTTTGTGCTTAGCCAGGTATCTTATTAAACCAGCGTCAGTAGATTCAACTTCAGTGTGTTGCTTATTGAAGCTGACACGAGCTGCATTCACTACTGTTAAATCTGAACCCATGTAATCAAGCAGGTTAACAACCATGATAAAACTCCTCTGCGTCTTTCATTCCGTTAAAATATTGTTGTATTTCTGATGGCAGCGTTAACTTACACTCTTTACCGTCTTTAATCAACCTAGGATTAGAGTCCTTGTTGTAGAAGGCATCTTCTTGACCACATTCAAAGGGTGTCATCTCATTTTTCATTATTTTCCTCCATTTCTTTAATCCATTTCTCTTCAGTAACCTCAACACCGTCTATGTAGAAATGCTTCTGGTGATTTGTCCACATTAGACTAAACTTAGGTCTACCGTTATCAAACTTTTGATACTCTGCTCTTATTTCTGTTTCAGCCATGAATATATCCTTCTAGTAGTTATAAATAAATGTAATGGTACAAAAAACACAAGATACTCTTCAAGCAGGTTCTTATTGACTACCATTTCACCTCTCCAACAAAAGTACAGTAGTGCCAGGAACCAAGCCATAAAAACAACAACTATGGTTTGATTGATGTATTTAATCATACTCCTCCTATAAAATAATGTTTGTTGCTTCTTTAGACGGAACCTGTCTAACGTACTCTGTTATGTTGTGTTGCTCAGCGTATTTATTAAAACTACGCACCAGAGGATACTTTAAAATAGTCTCACCCTCAAGCATCACAGCACGGTTACAATTTTTATTCATCTGAATGTAATACACGTTGCAGTTATCAGCTATTTTGTATGGTATTTTGTTTGAAAATTCTTCTTCTTTCCTCCACATATATTCCTTCCTCTCGATACAGTTTATTGTCGAGTACGGAAAGTTAGAATCAAACTTCCAAGCACCATTCCTAACTTCAACCTCCCAGGCAATAACAACTTCGTCTTGGTCGTTTAGTGTCAGTACATCAATACCATGCCTATTAGGATTAGAGACATTCTTAAATCCTATTTTATTCCTGTCAAGATAAGACAATAAAGCATTCTTTCCTTGATTATCAGTGACAGAGTGCATCTTATTACTGAATGGTTTGATATTACCTCTCATTGATCTTTTTTTCTCATTATCAAATGTAGTCATCATGTTGTTCTCCATTAGTTAATCTTCATCTAAATCCTCATCATAACGTAAGTCACTGTTCTTATCTCTCCAGTAGTCATCCAGGACTTCTTGAGCCTTCCAGCCTTTATGGTAATCAGCTACCTGCTCTGGTGTCCAGTTAAGCTCTGACAAGTCTCTATCACGCTCTGCCCAGCAGTCTGCAGAGCCTTGGTCGTATGGTGTTTTCTTTTTCATAAATCTATCTCCTTAGTCTATAAAAAACCTAGCTGCTAAATATCCTAACACAAAGAATATAATGTACTCTTGAATTTCAGTAGCCATAAAGCCCCGCTATCAGATAATAACACACCCAGACATAACCTGTAAACCCTATCCAAAGAAATATATCTAACTTGTTCATAAGTATTCATCCTCAGTTGTTGTTATACGTTTAACAATCCTGTACTTAGCTGAGTCCAACTCTTTCTTGTAGCTCTGAGCCTCAGACAAGTCTTCGAAGGACAACACCTCCTCCTCTTCATTGTTTAAACTTCTCGCTAATACTATGTATTCAGTAATCATTTTATTTCTCCTTTGTTGTTAATTAAATTCCCTTACCACAATTGTTATTATACCTACCTCAAGACACAATGCAAGTGTTTTATTCATAAATTAATAGATCATTTTGTTATAAGTGTTATGCCTTTAAAGCATAAGCTAATCAACGTCTTAGACGCATCCCCCAGTTCTTTTTAATCTGCAGGTAACCCCGTTAAGTCAGAGGCTTGTGAGTGGCTTGTGAGAGGCTGTGGAGTGGTCTGTGGAGTCGTTGTGTAGTAGCTGTTAAATAGTGCTATGAGGCTACCACTCGGATACATCCTCCCCTGGTATGACCCTCCCTCCCTGTGGATAACTTGTTAGTAACTTGTGAGTAGTTTGTGGATAACTATATAGCTCTGCTTAATGCGAATGGTTATCATTTACAAATCTAAATAGGAATCATTCTCATTTAGAATCTTGTGTATAACTTGTGGATTCTTTGTGGATAACTTTATAGGGGGGGTATGTTAGGCTCTGTAAAAACTTATTAGTATTACCCTAACAGACACAAAAAAGATCAGAATAGGAAAAGAAACTGGACAGTACTCTAGGTAATAGGTACGAATAAGGAATCAGGACATTTAGAGCTATTAAGGTCGTTTAGAGCTATTAAGGGTTATTAAGGGCTATTAAGGTCGTTTAGAGCTATTAAGGGTTATTAAGGGCTATTAAGGTCGTTTAGAGCTATTAAGGGTTATTAAGGGCTATTAAGGTCGTTTAGAACTAAGATATGTCCCCTACTAAAAAAAAACACGGGAGTTCTGGACTAATACAGTAAATAGTTCTTGACTTTGTTGTTGATTTGTGGTATAATAGAACACTAAATAGATCAAAACAGATAATCATTAATAGTAATCTATTGATAATTTTTCTATTTAAAGCTATTTAGAACTAAATAGTATAAAACATAAGGATAAACATTTGTCTGATGTAGATAATGTCCCTAAGAAAAGGGGTCGTGGTAGACCGAGAAAGTCTGAGGTTGAGTCCAAGAAGAAACGAGGTGTTATTGGTAGACCGCCAGGTGAGGCTGCTAGGATCAAAGAGTTTCATGCTAGGTTGTTAGCTACAAGCGGTGAGACAGTCATTAACACTATCATCAGTAAGGCATTAAATGATGATGACAAGGATCAAGTGGCGTGTCTAAAGATGTGTATTGATCGTGTCCTTCCAATGTCATACTTTGAGAAGGGTAGGGATGCAGGTAGAGGTAGTGTTAATATTCAGATATCAATGCTTGGTGATGCTAAGGCTGAAGTTTTAGATCAAGAAGAACTACAAGATGCAGAATATGAGGATGTAGATGTCGAATCTTGATATTAAGCTACTACCTTGGCAGAAAGATGTGTGGGCTGATAAGTCCAGGTTTAAGGTTATAGCTGCTGGTCGTAGGACGGGTAAGAGTATGTTGGCAGCGTGGCAGTTGCTTGTTAACGCCTTAGAAGCTAAGAAGGGTCATGTCTGGTATATAGCCCCTACGCAGCAACAAGCTAGAGATATTATGTGGCAACAACTGCTTGAGCTTGGTAACCCAGTGATAGCAAGCAGTCACGTTAACAATATGCAACTTACATTGATTAACGGTTCTAAGATATCGTTAAAAGGTGCTGATAGACCAGAGACAATGCGTGGTGTAGCTTTAAAGTTTGTTGTACTCGATGAGTATGCAGATATTAAACCTACTGTGTTTGAACAGATTCTTAGACCAGCGTTAGCTGACTTGAAGGGTCACTGTATATTTATTGGTACACCCAAGGGGCGTAATCATTTCTATGATACCTACAAGATGGGTCAGAGTGATAAGCCAGAGACTAAGGATTGGAAGTCATGGCACTTTACTAGCTTTGATAACCCACTACTGGATAAAGAAGAGATTGAAGTAGCTAAGAATACAATGTCTACGTTTGCTTACAGACAAGAGTTCATGGCTAACTTTGAAGCACCACAGTCAGACATCTTTAAAGAGAACTGGGTTGTTATTAAAGATAAGGATGATGAACCTAAAGAAGGCACTTACTATATGGGTGTTGACTTAGCAGGCTTTGAGAATGTATCCAAGCAAGCCAGTAATAAGAAGAAGTATCTGGATCAAACGTCCATAGCCATTGTTAAGGTAGGTGATGATAACAAGTGGTGGGTGGATAAGGTTGACGCTGGTAGGTGGGACATTAAAGAGATATGCGAGAGGATGTTGGATCATGTCAAGACTTATAATATACAAGTCATAGGCATAGAGAAGGGTTCTCTGATGAGGGCTGTACTGCCTTACTTAACAGAGATGATGTTAAAGCAGAACATCTACCCACGAATAGAAGAAGTAGCGTTAGGTAATAGAAGCAAGGTAGATAGAGTTGTTGGTGCTTTGCAAGGTAGGTTTGAGCATAAACAGATAGAGTTGTGTGATGGAGACTGGGTAAGAGAGTTCAAGGATGAGTTGTTAAACTTTCCCACTACTGGTGTACATGATGACATGATAGATTCTGTAAGTCTTATTGCTCACATAGCTAACGCAGCAATGTACTTTGAAGATGACCCAGACGATGAATACGAATGTCTTGACCATATAAGCGGGTACTAATATGAAAGATTGTAGGCTGTAGGCAACGGGAACTCGTAAGACTAACTTACAAGTTGTTCCTGCATATTGTAATTGTAAGAAAGGTAATAGAAATATGAACACCTACGTAAAGAACACTTAATTATATATTGGGATACTAACATGGCTGAAATAAACAGGAATACAGAATTCACCTCAGATGAAGAAGTAGAAGTTACTGAAAGTGATAAAGAGTTAGTATCTTTTGTTGTTGATCACTGTAACAAGTGGAGAGACTGGAGGGACTCTAACTATGAGACCAAGTGGGATGAATATGAGAGGATTTATTATGGTGTTTGGAGCGCAGAAGATCGTACAAGGGACAGTGAGCGTAGTAAAATTATTAGTCCTGCCTCCCGTCAAGCTGTTGATAACAGGGTTGCGGAAACTATGGAAGGTTTTGCTGGAACAGGCAAACTGTTTGAAATAAGTGATGATGGTTTAGATGAAGATGCCTCAGATATTGAGAAAATGCAGCTTCTTTTGCTTGAAGACACGCACAATAACGCTTATCTGAACAATGTATCATCAATTGTCAAGTTAGCAGAGATATTTGGTACTGGTATTGGGGAAGTTTTAGTCAAAACTGAGATGGAACGTGTCCCTACTACCAAAGAAGTGCCAGATCAAGGCATAGCAGAGGTTGGTGTCACCGAAAGAGAGAAGATATCCATAAAAATTAAGCCGGTAAACCCTAGAAATCTCTTAATTGACCCAAATGCTGACTCAATTGAGGAATCTTTAGGTGTAGGCGTAGAAGAGTACCTCAGTTATCATCAAGTTATCAGAGGAATGGCTTCTGGTGTTTATCGAAAGGTAGATGTCAAGCCTTCTTATGATGACGATGATTTAGATGACTCACAGCTTGAAGATACTCAATACCGTGATGATAAAGTTAAAGTTATCCGATATTATGGGCTAGTACCTAGAGATTTACTAGAAGAATCAGGAGAAGTAGAGCAAAGAGCAGAAGAACTGTTCCCTGATGACGATGAAGCATCAGAAATGGCTGATTTGGTTGAAGCTATAGTAGTTATCGCCAATGATTCTCAGCTTTTGAAGGCAGAACGCTCACCGTACATGATGGAAGATAGACCTGTTATTGCCTATCGACCAGAGGTACGTCCAGGACGCTTCTACGGGGTTGGAACAGTAGAGAAGGCATATAATATGCAAAAGGCTATTGATGCCCAACTGCGTAGCCATATGGACTCCCTGGCACTAACAACAGCCCCAATGATGGGTATTGATGCTACAAGATTGCCGAGAGGCATGAAGTTTGAGGTTAGACCTGGTAAAAACATCCTAACTAACGGAAACCCCGCAGAAATATTAGTACCGTTTAAATTTGGAAGTACCGATGCCTCAAACTATGATACAGCTAAAGGGTTTGAGGCAATGCTGCTGCAAGCAACAGGCACACTAGACTCGGCAGAGTTGGTCAAGAGCGCAGCAGGTGGAGGAGGACAAAACAACGGTATGGGTATGTCGTTAGCTATGTCTGCTATTGTCAAGAAGAATAAAGTGGCAATGGCATCGTTTCAGGATGACTTCATCATTCCAATGGTTAAGAAGGTTGCGTATCGCTATATGCAGTTTGACCCAGAGCGTTACCCAATGAAAGACTTTAAGTTTACCACAATGTCCTCTATTGGGTCTATTGCTAGAGAGCATGAACAACAACAGCTAATAGGGTTGCTTCAGACGCTTGGTCCTAACTCACCCATTGTTCCTATCATCTTAAAGAGCATTGTATCTACCTCTGGTTTGTTGAACAGAGAAGAGCTGGTATCACAACTAGATCAGATGTCTCAGCCTAACCCACAAGCTCAAGAGATGCAGATGCAACAACAACAGGCTCAGATGCAATACCTCGCTGCTCAGACTGCTGAGCTACAAGCTAGAGCTGCTGAGTCTATGGCTGATGCTCAAGAGGCACAAGCCAGAGCGCAGAAACTTATGGTTGAGGCTTCTCTTATGGAAGATAAGGTTAAAACGGACATGATCCGTAACCTATCAGCTAACATTAAAGATGAGGATACTAACGAGTTTACTAAGAGAGCTAAGATTGCGGATATCTTGATTAAAGAAAAAGATATTGAATCTAAGGAAAGAATAGTTGAGAGACAGATGCAAGAAAAAAGAACCAGACAGTAAATAATGCTTGACTTTGTTGTTCATTTGTGGTATAATGCCGTAACATTATGTAAATGAGAATCATTCTCATTCTAATACTCATTAT